TTTGAGAAGGGTCTTCATCTTCAAACTCAGGAATCCCAATCTCACCGCACTCTGCCATAGACCTTGCCCTGCACGATAAATGTGCCGTTCTTCTCGATATGAATTATGTCCACTTGGACATTGCTGCCCTTGACATACATGATTGCGAAGGCTTGCTGCCAATTAGCCGTTCCCTTGGTGTATGAGGCTTGTCTAAAGTCCATGAGATTACCTACCTCAACTCCATGCAGAACACGCCCTAAACGCCCACCAGAGGCTTCTGTGAAGGCGCTACGCCCTGCCCTGTGAGTATGTCCTGAGATGACATTCTTTCCATGCCTACGGGCTGCTTCAAGAGCTGAGAGCCCACCCTGCTGCTTAATAGGCGTATGGTCGCCATGGACTGCAATCCAGCCCGGAGCAATGTTCATAGGGTTCTTATGAAAGGTTATGCCAAGTTCATCAAACTTCATGAACTTTTCAAAGCGCAGCTCAGGCAAAGATAGGAATGAGGGAATCTTCTTCATGATGATGTTGTACAAGCGATCTGTGTGATTAGATCTTATACAGTCAGTCACGCCCAGTTCCCAGAGAAGCTCTACGCAACGGTCACGGTCATCGCCAAGGCTCTGCTCGTAAGCTTGAGGTGTACCTTCTGACCACTTGCTTATGGTCTGAAAGTCAATCTCGTCACCAATAGTAACTGTCTGGTCTGGCTTAAATGTCTTGAGGAATCTTGCAATGTTCTGAGTTAGATGTACATCTTCAAAGGGAACTTGTAAATCGCTCAGAATTACAATTCGCTTCATTAGTCCTCGTCATCATCTTCATAAGGGATATTGTCGATGCGGTTGGGTAGGCTAGGAAGAATCCAATCCGGATAAGCATCTCGGTCTGTGATAATAGCTAGAGATAAATCAACAGCAAAGCCAGCTTTACGCAATGACTTGTACATCTCGTTGAGAGTAATCGCCCATTGATCTAAAGCGTTGTAAGTGTCTAGGTCGATGACCTTCTTCTTAGCCATGGCTTTATTATCGATCTAGAAGTATGTTGTAAATCTCATCGACACGCGAGTTAAGTCTCTTAATTTCAGAGAGTAGATGAGTAATGACATACCCAGCCAAGCCGCCGATAACAGCCAAACTCGCAAAGTAAAGAGTAAAGAAGTTCTCCTGTGTCATCGTTTAGGACTCGCATATCCAAACACTCCTGCCACGATTGAACCAAGGATTGAGCGATAGTCCAAAGCAAAGTTTGAGGTTGTACCCCATACTGCTAGGAACGCTCCAAGGCTGACGATTGCTGGGTGCTTCATGTTCATGCTGTGCCGCCTATCATTGGGATATTAAAGAACGAACCGTCTGCATCGCCCTTTGTAGTGAAAGAAATATGGCAATGATGGTCATGCGGATTGATTCCAGAATACTTGCGCCAGCGCCACCCCATGCGAGGGGAAGCAATCTTGCCTGCGAATATGATGTAAGCAATTCTTTTGTCAGACTTTGCCGCGTGTCGAATCTGATCCGCAAGGTCAGGCATGAGGTCAGGCTTTTTCTTTCCAGATAAATCCCTGTCAATATCAATGGCTCTGACGATACCTTGTTCATCAGGATTGTGGTCAGAAGTACGCGCTGAATGACGGGTATCGCCAATCCACCCATCTGAGGTTCTATCTCTTGACGGGTAAGTATCATCGAACTGCTCTCTTAATTGCTGTCCGGCTTTGCATAATTTATACTTCATAGATAATTACATGAGAGGCGTGTAAACACTCCCATTGTTTCTTGTCGTTAAGTAGCAATTCATCATGCTCGCATGGAGCAGGAGCAATGAACGCATCATCGATTGGATCGTATGTATAGCCAATCCCTGCGTAGTTATAGCGAATGTTTCCATTGTAAGAAGTCTTGACCCAAGTACCACCGAGATTGTCGATAAGCCATTGGTAGCCCTCATCGCCTGCTGGGTCATTGTTATCGCCAACAGTTACTCGAATGACTTTATTGTTCTCGTCTAATTCTGCCCAATGACTCATTACACATCTGCTTTCAAGTAACGAACGATAACAATTCCTGAACCGCCAGTACCCGGACTACGGGTAGGGCTAAGAGATCCACCACCGCCACCGCCGCCGGTGTTTGCTGTTCCAGCTACTGCTGAAGTACCACCACCGCCGTTACCGCCTTGACCTAAGCTGCCGCCGCCGAATACTCCACCGCCGCCGCCGCCGGCGTACCAATATGTACCGCCGACATTTTGACCTGTAGAAGTTGCTGAACCCCATGATGAATAAGCTGATGATCCGTTACCACCGTTACCACCGCCAACTGCGCTGTTACCTGCTGCGCCTGCAACAGTCGCACCACCGCCGCCGCCTGCCGCATAAAAGCCCGATGCAGCGCCATCTTCGCCGCCGTTAGTTCCTTCCGATGGTGAGTAACCGCCAGCATTGCCAGTTCCACCATTAGCAGGTGCGTGTCCAGCACCACCACCTGAACCGCCGTTGTCACCGTTACCGCCTGAAGTACCACCGCCACCGCCGCCTGATGCGCTGATTGAAATTGAACCGCCAATAAATGATGAAGTTCCGCCGTTACCGCCGGGAATACCACCAGCGTTAGTTGTTCCACCACCGCCAATAGTTACATTGTAAGTATTAGCTGCCGCTGTTTGCGAAAGAACTCTAAATCCACCAGCACCCGCACCGCCGGCGCCACCACCGGCGCCACCACCGCCGCCGCCTGCAACAACCATCACATCGCAACTAAGAGCGGCATTAGTAATGCCTAGTGATCCATTAGCTGTAAATGTTCTGTAAAAATAAGTTGCATCAGAAGCAAGAGTACCGCCCGTTACGACAGGTTTAGGGGGCAAAGTTGTAAGGGCGTAAAGCCCTGCTGTGATTGCTCCAATCATTACCCAATTGCTCCTGCTACATACCAAGTATCTGTTGCAGTCTTAATGCAGACCGCTGTTTTGTATTGAGCCAAGGTTGGTGAAGCTGCTACTACACCTGCTGAGAGAACTGTTGTTGTGCCTGAAGTAACTGCTGATATTGTGCAAAGTCCAGCGCCCTTGTTAAGGACTGTGATTGCTGTGCCTACTGGGAACGCTACAGAGGCATTGGTAGGAATTTTGAACGCTACGGCTGTTGCCTTGTTCATAGGAACTAGGACTTGATACTGATCGTCAAGAACTGCTGTGTAATCCGCTGTCTGATCTGCATCGACTGTAAAGGTCACTAAGCCGTTGAAAATTGGGGCTGTCAGGATATCTCCTGTAACCGTTGGGAAGCCTGTTGCCATCTGTTTATCTCCTAGTAAGTCATTGCACTCACGCCAATTATACCGCGTTCTGTGCTTCCTATAATGAATCCATCGGTTATGGGCTCAAGTGTTGTTACTGTAACGCTCATGCTGTTAGGGCTGATATTCCATGATAGACCTTGGCATTGCAGAGTCTTAACAATGGTAGAGCCGTCTGGCTGGATATTGCTGATCCTTAGATTGTCGAAGTAATCCAAGCCAATCATTGTGTCGGTTGGTACTGCTGGGTCTAGTAGATCGACAAGCATCTGGTCAATGCGGATTGTTGTCTCAGCTCTAGTGGCTACATAGGTGGCAGCGATATTTAGAGCATTGGCATCGGTATCGATAACCAAGTCCTGAGTGCTGTACTGATGAGGGAAGTATCGGGCAATACTGTCTGCGTTTTCGTAGAACTGGGCTGTGCCGCCTACGCGCTGGATAGAAGCCTGATTGATGATGAGCTTGTCATCAAAGGCGAATACGAGGTTGCGGTAAGGGATATCGCCGGTCTGATTAAACTCGATAGGAGTTCCAGAGATAGATGAAGCAACTGTGTTTCTATCTTTGAATACTGCTGTGCCTGAGCCGTTGATAAAGAACGCGCCTTGCTCTGAGAACTCTGCGTTCTTGATGGCATTAAGGCTTGTCCGAAGTGTTCCAGGGTCTGCAATACATAGAGACTGTCCAGTAGCGATTGTGCGCATATTGGAAGGGAAGTCCACTTGATCTAATATCTTGCCTATGCGTGTGCCAGTTGCCTGTCCTGCGCCTGAGTCTGTGACTGTTGTGACTTGGGCTAGGTTAAACAAGCGGAAGGCATCTGCAATGTAAATATCGACATAACCCATCTGCTCTGCTTGGTCATAGGTATATCGGTATTCAGTTGTATAGCCTGAGAATAAGAACTCCTGCGCTGTCGCTGTTGTAGCTGAGATACGCACCTTGCGCAGAGGCACTAGATAGCCGTAATACGGGCTTGATGTGTTCTGTGGGTTAAAGTATGAATCTGGGTCTGTAATGCGTACAACGGCTGTGCCAGCAATGTAGGTATCTGCTTGGATATCTCTGCCGCGGTTGATAGTTATATTGATGACATTAGGAGTTAGATCAACAAT